TAGATACTGGTCTTGTTATCAATGGCGTGCAAACGCACCAGTCAATAACTAATACCTTACACATATAAATAAAACAATACATAATGACAATCAAGGTGAGCGAGATATCAAAAAAAACCTCTTTAAGGAGAAAAGTAAAATGTTAAAATATACAAGTGCTATTCTAGCACTCTTATTTACGACAGCTGCAACAGCAGCTGAAATAACGCCATACGGCACAATCAACTATAAATGGTCCCATGATGAAAACACTTCAGGTGTTGCATCAGATAAATTAGGAGACAATGGTTCTAAAATCGGTATTAACATTATCGAAGAATCATTAGAAGGTTCTTCTATTGGTGCATATGCTAAATTAGAAGTCGGTGTAGATACAGATGACGCTGCTTCGAATACATTTGATTCAAGACTTGCATATGTAGGTTTATCAAGTGATATGGGAAATGTTTCTGTTGGTCGTCAATCCCACCCTTATACAGATAATGTTGCTACAACAGCAAGTGTCTTTGAAGTATATGGCGGAAGTGCTTCTCATTCATACGGAACAAGAAGTTCTAACTCATTAGCATATTCTAATACAATAGGTTCTATATCTATTGATGCATTAACAATTGTTGATGGTGCTTCTGGTCAAGATGGCATAGACGCATACGAATGGTCTGCTTCTACTGAAATATTAGGTAGTACAGTATCAGGTGGTTTTGCTGATGATGTTGCAAACGATATATCATACTATGGTGTTGGTGCAACAACTGATATAGGTCCACTAAGTGTGGCTTCGAGTTATACAATTAAAGATGCTGCTACTGATTTATCAGCATATGAAGTTGCTGCAACTTATAAACTACTTACAGTAGGTTATGGTGATTTAGAAGGAACAGGAAATTATACAACTGTTGGTGTTTCAAAAACATTAACAAAAGGATTGACTGTTTTTGCTGAAACACAAGAAGCAAATTTAGATACCGGTACTGACACAACGAGTTGGTCTATTGGTTCTAAATTTAGTTTCTAGATAATTGAAATTTGATGGTATCCCCCTTTAGGGGGTACTATCTATTGGCCGTTAATAAACTCTAATTCTTTTACTTTGAAGTGCAGGTTTTGTGAATCCAGCAAAGATGATTCTTAATGGATTAAGCATTGATGTTTTGAAGTTTTGAACTTGATGAAATTTAATCATGTGTATAGTCCTTTGTATAAACTTCTAAAGTTTTGTCCGTTAAACGATTTACGATCTAATTTTCTCATTCTATATTCTAGGTCATAGTTATCTACTGATTGTGATAGATATTCTTCTTTCAGTTGTGTTTCGGTCTTAACAGCAAGTGTTCTGCCGAATAGTATATTAAGTAATTTTTTCATTTTAGTCCTTTCTGTGATTGATAGTATTTGTGGTGTTGAAGTGCCGACCTCCAGTCAGAGCCATATTCAGTTTTATAGTACCGTAAGAGCTCAGGGTTATCGTAGTTGTGTGTATTATTAAAAAAACTATTGTTAATAGGAAATAGTTTGGTAAAGTTTTTGAAAAATTGTAACATTGTAGGCCTTTCATTCACAAAATATTTAGATGAAAAAGTGTTGAGTTCTCTTTGTTATTTTGAGATGTCACCTGTGCGTTTTTGATATAGTGTCTTACCTATATCTTACATACTACATATATAATGCTTGGTTATTATAAGTACTCATGTGCGTCCTTCAGAAACCCCGCTAAGCTAGCTTGGAACCAGAGTTAAGAGTTCTTAGTAATGGTCTTGTGATAGTTGTATGATAGCATAGTGTATGACTTTAAATAGGTCGTTCTTATTGTGACCATCTTTCTTACCATATCTTTGAGCATACTTCAATATGTTACCCATACAGAAGCCTGTACCATGACCTTGGTCAATGATAGTCTCGGTTGCCTGTCTAGTCACATCTTTGGCATAGTGTGAACTATAAGTCTTATCGATATAGTCTTTTATATCTTGTATTATTTGATCTTCATTAAATTTATATTCTGGCATTCATATCCTTTTTCATAACCTTTTGTTGTTTAGTGTATTTCATATTGACATTTTTGATAATTCTATCTCTAATGCCATCAGGACTCATGCCTAACATTTTGCAGTATTCAACGAATTGTGGATCTTTATCTACAATCCAATCAATAGCATCTTGTTTTACTTTCAAGAATTTTTTATTGATTCCGTCATAACCGGCATCTTCAACAGCTTGCATAATAACTGCTGTGATTAGTTTTTCGCCTTCGTAGTTCATGTCTTTCATATTCATATTTTAGTCTCCTATTATTTGTGAAAAGTACGCCCAATAGTTGTCGCCATTTTCAGATTGATATCCGATTGATCCTGGATAGTCGAGTTCAGTATCATATTCTGAAATATGAGTACCTAGTTCTCCTGCAGGGTCACCAGTTTTAGTTGCAATTGATATGTCAGTAATTTTGCCATATCTCATACTTGATCCGCAAGGTCTTGGACTTACGGTCACTTCGTCACCTATTTTAATTAACATCATTATTCTCCTTATCTTTTATTCTTGCATATAACTCAACAGCCATATTCAACTGACTAGCAAGTTCAGGCCATTTTGAAACGAGACTGTAAATAAATAAGTCTCTTTGGTCTTGATCCATTCTTGCAATCTGTTCGACAGCTTCTTCAGCAATAACTTCGTTCATAACTTCATTAGTATCCATAATATATTCCTTTCTAAGTTAAGTATAAGGGTCCTGTCCATTGCATATGGTAGTTACCATCTAGAACATTTCCTCTTGGTTGATTAAGTGCAGGTGCAGCCCAACTTGCGGCCTTTAAAACATCACCTTCTTTGAAGTGTTTAAATGCTTTCTTTACAATAAAAGAATGAACTGAATTTTTACTAATCAGTTTAATGTACTTCGGTCCTTCTTTTACTTGCCAAGCATTGGCAAAGACTTCTTGCATATTTTTATTATCACAAAATTTATTGTAATCTTCAATAGAGGCAGCAATCAATTTTGCGATACCGTCTTTTATATTTTTTGATGGTTGTACTTTAATCATTAGGCAGTCTCCTGTTCTAGAACTTCTTTAAGTTCTGATTCGTCATTGATACCTACAAGGTCCCAAGCGATAGTTTGCTCTCTTGCGACATCACAAGCTTGAGCGATTGTTAATTTTTTACTTTTAACATCATTGATTAGTTCTTCGAGATATTGTTCTGCTGTATCCCACAGCCAGTCTTTTACTTTACTCATTATTGATTTCCTTTCATTTGATTTTCAAGTTGTATTTTTAGTGCAAGAATAAAAAATATTATTCCTACAACTGTAAGTATGAAACATAGAAGAAAATTATCTCCTGATGTTTCTACAGTAGGGCCGTCAATAGACCCTACTGCTAATATCATAGACATAAGTCCTAAGATTGTTAGAAACACACTCATTAAGCGGCCACTAACATATTTAAAGGAACTCTGTAAGACATTCCGTTCATGTCTACAATCGCTCTTTTGACAGCGATCTTTTTAATGATCCCTGGTGTAGATTGATTTCTTTCTACAACATTAACTTTGTCACCGACTTTAAAAGTCTTACGAAGCATCTTAGAAAGATTTGCTCTTCTAAAGTTAACGGCATAAACAACTTCGTTAAGTTCTTGGTTGTTCATCATCTGAATTTTACTGATGATTTGATTGATTTTCATAATATAGTCCTTTCGTTCTTTGTTAATATGTCTTTATTATACACGAAAACAAGCGTAATGCAAGAACTTTCGGGCAGTAAATACCCTTATTTTTCAACAAATTAGGGGTGCAGGTTGTCACACCCTCTAAAACCCTTATTTTCTGTGTTTTTTTGTTCATTATCTATAATATACACTAAAAAAAGCATAATGTCAAGAAAAAAATGGATAAAAATCCACTTTTTTGTTCGCTTTTTGTTCTTTTTTGAAAAAAAGTCGAAAAAATCACAATATTTCAGAGGTTTTGTAAATTTCTTATAAATAGTTTGTAGATAATTACACAAAATTAAAGGAAAAAATCAATGTATGAGTATAAATGCAAAATTATTAAAATAGTTGACGGAGATACCGTTGAT